GTACTGAAATCACTACGTTACCAGGTGGACAAAATCTTGGAGAACTTGAGGATGTCAAGTACTTCCAAAAGAAATTATATAAATCACTCAACGTTCCGAACTCAAGGTTAGAAACAGAGACCACATTTAACATTGGTCGTGCTGCTGAAATAACAAGAGATGAGGTTAAGTTCCAAAAATTTGTTGCACGTTTACGTAAACGTTTTGGAGAATTGTTTATTGATCTCCTCAAGACTCAATTAATTCTAAAAGGAATTATATCTATTGAGGACTGGGAAGATTATAAAGAGCATATTCAGTTTGATTACATCGCTGATAACTACTTTACTGAACTCAAAGAGATTGAAATCCGTAACGAAAGGATGAATGAAGTTAATCAGATGGATCCTTATGTCGGTAAATACTTCTCTATCGAACACATACGTCGTCAGATTCTTAAACAGACTGATGTAGAAATGAAAGAAATAGATAAACAGATAGAGGCAGAAACGGAAGCAGGTTTAATCATGTCGCCAGAAGACCAGATGGCGGCAGAAATGGGGATGGTTCCTGGTCAAGAAGAAGGTTTACCTCCAGAAGAAGGAGCACCCCAAGACCCAAAGTCCGTAATTGATCCCGCAGATTTAAAACGGGGAGAGTTCTAATTACTAAATAGATAATGTAGGTGGAGTTATTATGCCAAGCGAAATAGCAAATACAATCGTCGATAACATATTTGGCGATGAAAAAGCAAAAGCAGTTGATGCATTCAATGATGCAATGTCTGCTGTTGCTTATGATGCAATACAAGCTCAGAAAAAAGAGTTTGCACAAACAATGGGTTTTGAACTAGATCAAACTGCACAACATGCAGCTGATGAACTAGAAGATAAACTTGTTGATAATGGAGATGCAGGTGAGCCAAAAGTGGAACCAGTACACGGTAGAATGCCACACGAAGCACCACCAGAAGAAGTTGTTGACGCAGCTCCTTCATCTGTAGAAGACCCTATAGAGGAACCCAATGAGACTAATAGCTGAAGAAATTACAAACGTAGAGTTTATTACCGAAGAAAAGGGTGGTAAAAAATCACACTTTATCGAAGGTATATTTTTACAATCTGAAATTACAAACAAGAATGGGAGGATGTATCCTTTCAAGACACTTCAGAGAGAAGTTGCTAAGTACGAACAGGCACAGATCAAAACAGGTCGTGCACTTGGAGAACTTGGACATCCTGACGGACCTTCTATTAACCTAGACAGAGTATCTCATAAGATCGAATCTTTGAGAGAAGACGGAAATAATTTCGTTGGAAGAGCAAAGATACTCGATACACCTATGGGTAAAATAGCATCATCACTATTAGGTGAGGGTGTGAGACTAGGAGTTTCTTCAAGAGGAATGGGTTCTCTGAAGAAAGAATCTAATTGCAACATAGTCCAAGATGACTTCATGCTTGCAACTGCTGCTGATATAGTGGCAGATCCTTCAGCACCTGACGCTTTTGTGGATGGTATTATGGAAGGAAAAGAATGGGTTTGGGATAATGGAATCTTAAAAGAGTCTGCAGTAGCGGAAATTAAAAGAGAAATTGACCATGCCACACTTGTAAACATACAGGAAAAGAAGCTTTCCGCATTTGAAAAGTTTCTTAAGAGTCTGTAGTTTATAAATAAAACTGTATATAACGCTAAGAAATCGGAGTTAAACAATGTCTGAGACCTCTAATAAAGAGTTAGATAACATGGAGCAAGTGAAAGAAGACGCAGCAACTGGAACAGCAGCTATAACAAAAGGTGCAACGTCTGGAGAAAAGATTGACACTTCTGGTGGCAATTACACTGATATCGGTGGATCCGATAGTAAGGGTAAGCCTGAAGGAACTGAAAATCTAGGAGCTAAAGCTGCAGCACCTGTAGGAGCAACGAAGGATTCATCTATTAAGACGAAGCCATCTGCTGCAGGAACATCTAACGTAAGTGCAGGTCTTTCAAACAAGATCTTCGATGATGTGGAGAAAAAAGAAGATGAAACAATCCAAGAAGAAGGGTCTACCGAGGAAACCAAGTACGACTTTACTGCGGATGTTGACGCTCTTGTCGGAGGTGAAGAACTTTCAGAAGAATTCAGAGACAGAGCAGTAACCATCTTTGAAGCCGCAGTTACCTCAAAGGTAAATGAGGAAACTAAAGCGTTACAAGAAGCATTTGAATCTACTCTGACTGAAGAAGTCGAGAAGATCAAAACAGAATTGGCTGAAAAAGTCGATGACTATCTATCTTATGCTGCTGAACAGTGGATCAAAGAGAATTCACTCGCTGTTGAGCACGGTATAAAGACTGAGATGGCAGAGTCATTCTTTAACGGTCTAAAAGGTCTCTTCGTAGAACATAACTTTAATGTTCCCGAAGAAAAATATAATCTCCTAGACGGAATGTCAGGGGAACTTGATGAAATGGAAAAGAAACTCAATGAGCAAATCGACGCTAACGTATCTTTGAACAAGAGAATTGGCGAGTTTGTTAAAATGGAAATCGTGAACGAATGTGCTGCAGGTCTCGCAGAGACTCAAAAAGAGAAGCTTGCTTCTTTAGCAGAGGGTGTTGAGTTTGAAAATGAAGAAGACTTTAAATCTAAAGTCGAGACAATTAAGGAATCATATTTCACTAGGAAGGCTGAGGTCGCTGCAGAATCTGCAAAGACTGAACCCACCGAGGAAAGTTCAGAACCCTTAGTTGAAAGCACAGCAAGCGGTACCATGGGTAAATACGTGGATGCAATCGCTCGTTGGTCCAAATAATTGTAAATAACTACTTACTTAGGAGACATAATGTCACTACAATCACTCCAAGAAAAGTGGGCACCCGTTCTAAACCACGAAGCTCTTCCAGGCATCGAGGACACATATAAGAAAGGCGTAGTCGCACAACTTCTTGAGAACCAAGAAATAGCATTAAAAGAAGAAGGAAACGTTCTTAACGAAACCCTTCAGACAGTAGGAACAGGTGGATTCGGTTCTGGTGCAACAGCAACAGGTCCAGTCGCAGGTTTCGACCCAGTTTTAATTTCATTGATCAGAAGATCAATGCCAATGTTGATCGCTTACGATATCGCAGGTGTTCAACCAATGACAGGTCCTACAGGACTTATCTTTGCAATGAGAACAGCTTATGGTAGCGAGAGAAGTCCTGCTTCTTCCGACTTCCGTGAAGCAATGTTCAACGAGCCTAACGCAGGTTTCTCTGGTGGTGCAGGTACAGGTTTATCAAACTATGACCCAACAGCATCAGGTTCTGCAGTTAACGACGCTGAAGGTGCAAACCCAGGTGTTCTTAACGACTCATCACCAGGAACTTACGAGTTAACAGGTGACGGTCAGGCAATGGCTACAACCACTGCTGAAGGTTTAGATGACTCTAGTGCATCTACAGCATTCAGAGAGATGGGTTTCTCAATCGAGAAAGTAACCGTTACAGCGAAATCTCGTGCGTTAAAGGCAGAGTATTCAATCGAACTTGCTCAAGACTTGAAAGCAATTCATGGTCTTGATGCCGAGCAAGAATTGTCTAACATTCTCTCAACAGAGATCCTTGCAGAAATTAACAGGGAAGTTGTTAGAACAATCTATGTGAACGCAGTTGCAGGTGCACAGAACAATACTTCTACTGCAGGTATCTTCGACCTAGACGTTGACTCTAATGGTAGATGGTCAGTTGAGAAATTCAAAGGACTATTATTCCAGATAGAAAGAGATGCTAACGCTATCGGTCAGCAAACTCGTCGCGGGAAGGGCAACATCCTAATCTGTTCAGCAGACGTTGCTAGTGCCCTAGGTATGGCTGGAGTTCTTGATTACGCTCCTGCTCTTAATGGTAACAACGCTTTGACAGGTGTAGACGATACATCTTCAACTCTTGTTGGAACATTAAACGGAAGAATCAAGGTTTATGTTGATCCTTTCTCAGCAAACGTAGCAGACAAGCACTTCTATGTTGCAGGATACAAAGGTACTTCACCTTATGACGCAGGATTATTCTACTGCCCATACGTTCCGTTACAGCAAGTCAGAGCTATCAATCCTAATACCTTCCAACCTAAAATTGGATTTAAGACAAGATACGGTATGGTTTCTAACCCATTCGCACAAGGTCTTACTCAAGGTAGTGGTGCTCTTACAGCAAACACAAACAAGTACTACAGAAGAGTACAAGTTGCAAACATTATGTAAGCGAGATGCTTATATATTTCAAAGAGACCTTCGGGTCTCTTTTTTTATGATCATAAATAATTAAAAAAGTTTAATGGCAAACTGGTATTCAGACCAACTTACAAATAAAAACTTTTTGTCTCCTATAGGATTTCTATTCCTATTAGACAAGGCAAGAAAGACTTCTTTCCTATGTCAAAAAGCAAACCTTCCTACAATGATACTAGGGGATGTTGATATTCCTACTCGTGGTTTCGTTCCTTTACCTGTAGAAGGTAACATGAGATATCAAGATTTAACTATTGAGTTTATTGTTGATGAAGATTTAAGAAATTATATGGAACTCCATAATTGGATGAGAGCATTAGGAACACCTCAAAGTCGTGGAGAAAGAAATCAATGGCAAGTTAAATGGGAAGATGATCCCTCAGAAGACTCAAGATTTTCAGATGCTACTTTACAGGTACTGAATAATAACAACCTTGCTAATTTTGATGTAATATTTAAACAACTATTTCCTGTAGAATTAAGTTCTCTACCATTCGATGTCACATCTGGTGACAATAACTACCTAACAGCTACCGCTACGTTCAGATATATACTATATGAAATAAGAAATGTGAACACTACCATCAGACGTTAATGCCAAAAATAAAGTTTGAGAAGACACTACTAATCGGATCAGGCAAAATTACTTGGTATATGAAGGCAGAAAGGTGGGTGAAACGAAAGTTTAAGAACCCCTTTACACAGCATCTTTTATTAGGTATGATCGAATACTTGAAAAAAGAGTGGATACGTGTTAAGATAGGTAATGTCATGTTGGACGTAGATTCACAATCGAAACAACTACTCGAAAAATGGGAGCAAGATGACAGACAACACCGAAGCCAAAGAATGGTTAAGCGGGTGGAGAAAGGAACTTTTGGAGAACCCAACTGGTCTATCGAAATTTCAAATCCAATTATTGAAAGAAGGACCGAAGGGTCTGAGTCAAGCTTGGATGTTGGGAGCACTTCATCAGAAGTGGAGGGACAGCAAGGGGATTAAGGAAGATCATCCATCTGAAAACAAAGGGCAAATGCAATCCTCATTGAAGGAATATCTACAAAGTCAAAAAGATCAAGGCATTTAATTATGAATCTAGAGGCATTACAGGATCAGTGGAGAACCGATTCTGTTATTGATCCTGATAAGTATGGTGAGGAGTCTACAAGAATTCCTCAACTACACTTGAGGTACATGGAAATATATAACACATATGCCTTGATGAAAAAGGAAAGACAATCTGAATATAGAAAATTAGTAAGAGAGAAGTGGATATATTATAAAGGAAAAGCAACTGCTGCAGTATATAAAGAACTACCATTTGACTTCAAGTTAACAACTAAAGAAGAAATTAATATGTTCATCGAGTCAGATGAAGACATACAAAAACTTCAGTTAAAGATTGACTATATAGAACAAGTCCTCTTCTTTTTAGATGGAGTCTTGAAGCAAATTGGAAGTAGAAACTTTCAAATCAAAAATGCTATCGAGTGGGAGAGGTTTCAAAGTGGTATGTAATTCATGGATCTTACGATCAAAAAGAAGAATGAAGTATATTTAAAAGTTGACGCAGAACCCTCCACCCATCAAGAACTAGCAGATTTTTTTACCTTCGATGTTGATAATGCAAAGTATATGCAGAAGAACCGAAGGTATAAAGGATGGGATGGAAAAGTAAGATTATATTCTCCTGCTACTGGAGAGATTTATTGTGGTTTATATTCGTATCTAATTGATTGGGCACAGAAGAAGGGTTATACATTTGAGATTCAAAAGCACGAAAACTTTGGTCTTCCACTTGAGGAGAACGATCTAATAACTCCTGAGGCTGTGGCAGGGTTTGTACGGGCACTCTCTCTTCCTGTAAAAGTACGCGATTACCAACTGAAAGCAATATACGAATGCCTGAGATACAACAGACGAGTCCTATTGTCGCCAACTGCCAGTGGGAAATCCTTGATGATCTATTCATTAGTTAGGTTTCATGTAAATGTTAAACGTCAAGTCCTTATTGTAGTTCCTACTACTTCTCTTGTAGAACAAATGTATGGAGATTTTGTAGAGTATGGATGGAAAGCATCTTCATACTGTCATAAAATCTATAGCGGAGAAGATAAGTATACAGATCATCCAGTAATAATTACTACTTGGCAATCCATATACAAAGAACCACGTAAATGGTTTGAACGCTTTGATGTTATTATAGGCGATGAAGCACATTTATTCAAGGCTAAATCACTAACAAGATTGATGTCTAAGTTACATGACTGTAAATATAGGTATGGATTTACTGGAACATTAGATGGAACTAATGTAAATCAACTAGTATTAGAAGGTGTATTTGGTAAATGTTCTAAGGTAACTAAGACAGAAACACTGATGAAGAAAGGTTATCTTGCTCAGTTAAAAATAAAAATTATATTATTAAAGCATAATGAAAAACTATTTGAAGGGTATCAAGAAGAAATAGAGTACTTGACCGAACATGAAAACCGTAATAAGTTTATCCGAAATCTAGCGTGTGACTTAAAAGGTAATACTCTAGTGCTTTTTAACTACGTAGAAAAACATGGTCTCCCCTTATATGAGATGATAAATAATAATACAGACCAGTCTGTCTACTTAGTTCATGGTGGTGTTGAGACTGAGGATAGAGAAGAAATAAGATGGTTGACTGAAAGGTCAGACAATTCTATTATTGTTGCATCTTTAGGAACATTCTCTACAGGTATCAATATAAAAAATCTTCATAATGTTATTTTTGCTTCACCTTCTAAATCAAGAATACGTAACCTACAGTCTATAGGTAGAGTATTAAGGAAAGGAGAAAACAAATCTAAAGCTACTCTGTATGATATAGCTGATGATATTTCTACAGATACAGGAAAGAATTATACTCTCCGACATCTATATGAAAGGATCAAAATTTATAAAGAGGAAAATTTTAAGTATGAAGTTGTAGAAGTTACTATCTAACATGGCAATCAATTACGCAAAACATGAAGAAGAATTCTACGGAGTTTTTAAACTCGTAAGTGGAGAAGAAGTACTTGGTCGTGCAGTTATGACAGAAGATAATGGTGAGTCTTTAGTTTTTATCCAAGAACCAGTTTGTATTCAGTTTATTGATAAAGAAATAAGTGAAAAGAAACTAGCACGTGCTATAGGATTTTCTAAGTGGCAACAATTATCAGATGAAGATTTTTATATTATAAGAGAGAAAGATATTATTACTGTTTCATCTATGAATAAAGAAGTTATTTTTATGTATGAAGCATATATCCACGGTGCCGACGGGTTGGGTGAGAAAAAATCTCGTATGAAAACTGACCCCAGTATGACTAAAGGGTATATTGGAAAGATTGATGAAGCGAGAAAGAGGTTTGAAAAGATATTTAAAGAAGACCCAAAATCCCCTTGAACCCTTACATGGTTATTGTATAGGTATTTGACACCTTTGTCAAGCCCTGCTATAATGAATCTATTGTCGGAGGACAAAAATGAGGAAGGCGAATCCTAAAAAGAAGCAGCACTACGTTGATAACGCTGAGTTTTTAAACCAGATCATCAAATATAAAAGAAAAGTTAAGGCTGCGGAGGAGTCTGGTAAAGCCAAACCCCGCGTGAACAATTATATTGGAAGTTGCTTTTTAAAGATAGCACAACATTTGTCGTACAGACCGAACTTCATCAACTACATGTATAAAGATGACATGGTATGTGATGGGATAGAGAACTGTATCCAATATATTGATAACTTTGATCCAGAGAAGTCAAGAAATCCTTTTGCCTATTTTACACAGATAGTTTACTATGCCTTCCTTCGTAGAATTGCCAAAGAGAAAAGACAGATGGATATAAAGGAAAAGATATTAGAGAAATCAGGTTACGATCATGTATTTTCAGTTGACGGAGAAGCAAATCCCGACTATAATCAAATTAAAAGTCGTGTTGAGATGAACACTAAACGATGAAGATATTATTAATAACTGATCAACACTTTGGTGTTCGTAATGACAACGTGTACTTTATAGAACACTATAAGAAGTTCTATGGGAATGTTGTTATACCTTTTATAGAAAAGTTAGGTATAAAAGAAATAATTAATCTAGGTGATACGTTTGATAAACGTAGATCAATAAACTATATGTCTCTAGATGAGGCAAAGAAAATGTGGTTTGATCCTATTACAGACCTAGGATGTCATATGACTAGTCTAGTAGGTAACCATGACATATATTATAAGAACACACTTAGAATAAATGCTCCAACAGAACTGTTAGGAGAGTATGAAAACTTTGATACAGTAGACAAACCAACTACTCTCAACTATGATGGGTTGGATATTCTTATGTTACCTTGGATATGTGAAGAGAACTATGATAAAACTCTTAGGATAATTACTGAGAGTGAAGCACCTGTGTGTATGGGTCATCTAGAACTCAATGGTTTTGAAGCACATCCTGGTCATGTAATGCAGACTGAAACTG